GTTTTAAAAACGAATCTAGTCATAAAGATTTCTCTTGCATCAACCTATAAATACCCATATAAAGGTTTCCGACGGTTCAGTCAACCGCCGATTAATTATGCAGGAGCAAAGAACATGAACGACTTACTAGCAGAAATGGCCTCCGACTCTGAGGCAACCCCCGACAAAATTGACCAGCTACAAGAAGGCAAACTTGACGCCGTGTCGCGTCTGGCTAACGAAGCCGCAGCCCTTGAGCACAAGCTGGCCGATGCCGAGAAGCTTATGAAGGAAACTAAATCCGCTCTCCATAAGATAACGGACGAGCACTTGCCCGAGGCATTGGAAGCCATGGGCCTTCAGAAGTTTACCTTGACTGACGGATCTGAAATTGCCGTCAAACCCATTTACGCAGCAAGCATTCCACGCGACCGCAAGGACGAAGCATTCCAGTGGTTGCGTGACCATGACTTTGGCGACCTCGTGAAGAATAACGTAACGGTTACCTTCGGTCGCGGCGAAGACGAAACGGCCAAAGAGTTTGTAGGACTTTGCGGCGCACAAGGATTCGTTCCCAGCCAACTGGAAAAGGTCGAACCAATGACCTTGAAAGCGTGGCTTCGGGAACGGGTAGAAGCGGGCGACCCCGTCCCGCTTGATCTATTCGGGGCTTTTATCTCACAACGAGCAACTATCAAGAGGAGCAAATAACGATGGCAACAGCAGTAGCTAAAAAGAAAACCGCCGAAGTAGCGGTTATGGACGAGAACATGTTTGCCGCTGACGCAGGCATTGGCGTAAACGACCTTAGTTCTGAAGATCTCGCGATACCTTTTCTCAAGGTGTTGCAGAAGATGTCCGACGAACTGGACGACCTTGATGACGCCAAGGCCGGTGACATTTACAACACCGTCACCAAAGAGGTTGTTAAGGGAAAAGACGGCGTTCGTTTGATTAACTGCGCCTACAACCTTCAGTACATTGAATGGGAGCCGCGTGGCACCGGTACTGGCGCACCTCATGCCATTTATGGCGCGGGGGATGAAATCCCGGCAACGGAACGCGGAGACGACAACAAGGACTATGTCGCTGGAGGGAGCGGTCGTTATCTTGAGCGCACTGCCCAGCATTACGTCCTTGTCGTTGACGAAGACGGCATGACCCAACAGGCGCTTCTGCCTATGAAGTCTACGCAGTTCAAGAAGAGTAAACAGTGGAACAGCGCAATGCGTTCGCTGAAGATGAAGGACAGCAACGGCGGCCTGTTTACCCCGCCTCGTTTTTCTCACATTTGGAAACTGGAGACCGTTTCCGAAGAGAACAAGAATGGATCGTGGCACGGTTGGCAGATCAGCAAGGACGACGTGGTCAAAGACCCGAACGTCTACGCAGAAGCCAAGTTGTTCGCCGAGTCGATCCAAGCGGGACAGGTCAACGTGAAACATGTCAGGGAGGAAGACAAACCCTCCTCTGACGAAGACCTGCCCTTCTAGGTATAACGGGGGGAGGCTCGCCTTCCCCCGATTTACAGCAATGAAAAAAGAAATAGAACGATTTGCACGGTTATTCCGTGGTTTGAACCGGGCCTACGGGGCCTTGGATCTGACTACGAAGGACGCTCGTGGGAAGCAGAAGGGCAAATACAAATTTGTCCACGAACCACGGACCAGTGTCACATATGAAAATCACCTGAAGGGTGAGACCAGCATTGGCGTTGTCCCTATAAACGAGGACAATTTATGCCTGTGGGGAGCCATCGATATCGACCAGTATCCCCTGGATCATTCCAAGATACTGGCGAAGCTAAAAGAAATTGAACTTCCTCTTGTCGTTTGTCGGAGCAAATCCGGGGGAGCGCATCTTTACCTGTTCCTGACCGAGCGGGTAGAGGCAGAAAAAGTACAGGTCAAACTAAAAGAGGTCGCTGCCGAGATAGGATTTGGTGGATGCGAGATATTTCCGAAACAGATCAAGCTGGTTTTAGAGCGAGGCGACAACGGAAACTTCCTCAACCTGCCGTACTTCGATCACGAAGGGGGTCTTCGCTACGCCTTCAAAAAGGATGGTAGTGCTGCAACATTGGAAGAGTTCCTGGACCTGGCCGAAGGGTCCGCTATAAACGAAAAGGCGTTGGACGATCTCCTGTCCAAGTCTGCCCCCGACGTTGATCCGAAACTCAAGGACGGACCCCCCTGCCTACAGGCTTTGCTGCGTCAGGGTTTTCCGGAAGGCACTCGAAACAACGGTCTGTTTAACCTAGGCGTCTATTTGAGGAAGGCTTACCCCGACGACTGGGAAACCAAAATTCTCGAATATAACCAGAACATCATGGACCCGCCGCTAGACCTCAAAGAGGTTAACATTGTCGCGGACCAGATAAAAAAGAAGGACTACCAGTACAAGTGCGCGGACCAGCCTATCTGCAACTTTTGCAACAAAGACCTGTGTCGTAGCCGAAAGCACGGCGTGGGCGGCGGAGCAAACACTCCAACCGTAGCCAACCTGCGTAAATATGACAGTGAGCCGCCGCTGTGGTTCCTCGACGTTAACGGCAGTCCTGTTGAACTGGACACCGAGGGCCTTCAGAAACAGCCCCGGTTCCAGATACTGTGTATGGAACAGATAAACTTCATGCCCCGGACCATTACCCGCCAAGCTTGGGAGGCTCAGATGAACAGTCTTCTGGGGCAGATGGTCGATACAGAAGGGGCGGTGATCTCTACCTCTGAGGACACCAGCCTTCGCGGTCAGTTCTACGACATGCTGGAAGAGTTCTCCACGCACATGCAGTCCGCTATGGACAAAGAAGAGATCCTTCTCCGCCGCCCATGGACCGACGAAGAAGAGGGCAGAACATATTTCAGGTTGAAGGACTTCGAGGCTTTCTTGAAGCGAAACAAGTTCTTTGAATACCGGTCCAATAAAATAGCGCAGCGCCTTAGAGACATCGACGGCAGATCTGAGCAGTTCCGAATCAAAGGACGAACCGTCCGGTGCTGGTCTATCCCGGTCTTTGCAAAAATAGAGGAGGCTTTCGAGTCTCGATTTGATGATGAAGAGGACATTCCGTTTTGACAAACGAACGAACGAATTGGAGCAAGCTTCTCCGGGAACTGAGGGACGAGAGGGGCTTTACGCAAAAGGAGCTTGCGTACAAGTCCAACATGCCGCAGCGCACGATAGCGGAATATGAAAACGTGGGAGCCGCACGACAGCTATCTATCTACAAGGTAGAGCAGATACTGGACGCTCTTGGGTACGAGGTAGATGTGTTTTTGAAAGTGAAAGATGTTTAGGTACTTCGGGCCTCCGGGCACCGGGAAAACAACCACGCTGCTGAATCAAGTAGACGCTCTTCTTTCAAAAGGGATGTCCCCCAACGACATAGGGTATTTTGCTTTCACACGAAAAGCGGCCCACGAAGCACGGGACAGGGCGGTAGCGCGTTTTAACCTGGACCCGGAAAAGGACTTTTCATATTTCAGGACGTTGCACAGTCTGGCTTTTCAGTGCCTTGGAATGTCCGCAGCGGACGTGCTTGGAGACAAAGGTCTGAGAGGGTTCAGCAAGGAGACCGGAGTTGACCTGTCGTCAAACGGGGCCGAGCACATAGCGGATGACGGGTTCACCGTTATGAAATCCAACAACCCCATTATGCGGGCTTTTGACCTAGCCAGAAACTCGTTACGTGGGATCCAATATGCCTACAACGTTACAGAGCTAACCATCCCCTACTATGAGTTTGAGCATCTATACAAAGAGTACGAACGCTTCAAGATGTTCCACGGACTTAAAGATTTCACCGACATGATGGTCGAGTTGTCCGAGAAACCGGGCAACCTTCCTGTGCTCAATACGATATTCCTTGACGAAGCACAGGACCTGACCCCGTTGCAATGGCGTGTGGCCCACAGTTTAAATGAGCGGTGCGAACGGATGTTCGTTGCTGGAGACGACGACCAAGGCATATACCGCTGGGCCGGTGCCGACATAGGACACTTTGTTTCTCTGGAAGGTGGCTCCGAGGTCCTGTCACAATCCTATCGCATACCCCGAAGCGTTCACCGAATTGCGGACTCCGTTGTCCAGCGCATCCAGAGCCGACAGAAAAAGGTCTGGGATCCCCGGCGCGAAGAAGGAAGCGTCGAGAGAACCTATGACGCTAGCACGGTCTCGTTTGGTGACGAGGAGTGGCTCGTTCTCGCGCAGGCAAACTACATGCTGGATGAACTGGCTGACAGGTTGACCTCCAGCGGCCATTACTTCGAGCGCAAGGGCTCCCCGTCGCTCAAGAAAAATGTGCGGAACGCCATCAGTTCCTGGAACCACATGCAGCAAAGTCCGGGGCACGAGATATCCCTGAAAGAGGCTGTAAACATCTACGACCACATCTCCAGCGGGGCAGGTCGTCTGAAGCGCGGTGCCAAGAAGATGCTATCCGGTGCCGACGAGCAGGATCTGTTTACGATATCCGTCCTGCGCGAGCATTTTGGTTTGGAGACTGCTGACGACACATGGGACGAGGCGCTGGACAGAATCGGAGACGAAGACCGGGCCTACGCCTCCGCCCTGCTTAACCGTGGCGTTAACATCTTCGAGAAGCCCAAGATTAAACTGTCCACGATCCACGGGGCAAAGGGCGGCGAAGCGGACAACGTCCTGCTGTTCACGGACCTTTCCGGCAAGGCTCTCAAGGAGATGGAGAAGAACCCCGACGACGCTCACCGCGTTCTGTACGTCGGAATAACACGCACCAAACAGAACCTCGTGCTCAAGATGCCCGAAGACTCCCAAAGAGGCTGGGCAATATGAGAGTTATTATTGAGAGCCCCTACAGCGGGGGACATCCTGACAACATCGAATACGCTCGACGCTGCCTGTGGGATTCTATCCTGCGTGATGAATCACCCTTCGCGTCTCACCTCCTGTACACCCAAGTTTTAGACGACAAGATGCCCGAGCAGAGGCAGAAAGGCATGAGGCTCGCCCTCGCATGGTACGAAGTAGCAGAACTTTGCGCCGTCTACATGGACCGTGGGATGACAGAGGGTATGGAGAGCGGAATCAAACACGCAAAGTCACTTGGAATACCTACTGAAGAAAGGATGTTGAAAAATGGCGATACCAGCAAACCAAGTCTTGGAGACAGCTTTAAAACTACTTGGGGGTGACCGTGCCACCGATTATGGCTCTATGTGGGAGAACCACGAGAACATAGCCCGGTTATGGAACGGCTACCTTTATAACAAAGAAGGTGATCTGACTGCCGAGGATGTAGCCAATCTGATGGAGTTGATGAAGATTGCCCGACGAAAGTTGGGGACGCTGAAGAAGGATAACTACATCGACGGCGCTGGCTACGCAGCGGTGGCCTTTGAATGCGCCCTAGAAGAATCCGCCCAGAACACTAAATCAGACCAGTTTTCGCTGGAATTGGTAGCAAGAAAGTACAATGAAAAAGAATCTTAAAAAGCCCAAATGGGGCGTGAAAACCGAGTGGTTGCCGATTGAGCAGCTACCGCCGACACCCGAAGGCATAACTGAAATTGCAATTGATCTGGAGACCAAAGACCCACGGCTCAAGTCCCATGGTCCAGGGTGGGCTACCGGACACGGAGATGTCGTCGGTTTTGCCGTAGCATACAAAGGTTTTAACGCCTATCTGCCCATTGCCCATGAAGGCGGTGGCAACCTCGACCGGGGCATTGTCATGCGCTGGTTCCAGAAGGAGATAGCGAACCACCCGTCCGATAAGATCTTCTTCAATGCTGCCTACGACGTAGGTTGGATGAAGCGCCTTGGAATTGACCTCAAGGGAAGACTGATCGACGCCATGCTGGCAGCGCCCTTGCTCAACGAAAACCGGTTCAGCTATTCGCTTAATGCCGTGTCATACGACTACATGGGGCTGATGAAGTCCGAAGCCGCGCTGAGAGAAGCGGCCCAAGAGTTTGGCGTAGACCCCAAGGGTGAGCTTTACAAGTTGCCCGCCTGCTTTGTCGGAGAGTATGCCGAGGCCGACGCCCAGCTTACGCTCGACCTGTGGCAGGTCTTCAAGATGGAACTAACCAAGGAAGACCTCTGGCAGGTCTTTGACATGGAGACCTCCGTCTTACCGCTTTGCATAGAAATGACGTGGAAGGGTGTGCGGGTTGACCTTGATTCCGCCGAGCGCCTGAAGCAAGACCTCCTCAAGATCGTCAAGGGCATCAAGTCTGATGTCAAGAAGGAGACGGGGCTTTCCTTCGAGCTATGGGCCGCTGCAAGCATTGCCAAAATCTTTGACCATCTGGACATACCCTATGGCCGCACCAAAACGGGACTGCCCAGCTTTACAAAGAACTTCCTCGCGCAGCACGAACATCCAATTGCCCAGAAGATCGCGGCAGCACGGGAATACGACAAGATGGGCAATACCTTCCTGTCCAGCATCTTCCGTTATGCAGAGAAGGACCGCATCCACGGACACATCAACCAGCTACGTTCCGACGGTGGGGGTACGGTGTCTGGCCGCATATCCATGTCCAACCCCAACCTTCAACAAATACCTGCCCGCAACCCCGAAATGGCCCGAAAGATACGCGGCCTGTTCTTACCGGAGGAAGGAGAGCAGTGGGCTTCGATGGATTTTGACCAGCAAGAACCTCGCATCCTTGTCCACTTTGCAAGTCTTGTCGGGAAGATGGGCCTGACAGGGTCCGACGGTTTCGTTCAAGCATACCGAAACGACCCAAAAACCGACTTCCATCAAATGGTGGCCGACATAGCCAGCATTCCGCGAAAGCAGGCCAAGACCATCAACCTGGGTATCATGTACGGCATGGGGCAGACGCGGCTCGCGGAGCAGTTGGATGTCTCCACGGATGAAGCTAAACGGCTCATGCGCCAGTACCACAACGACGTGCCGTTCGTAAAAGAGCTTATGGACACGGTGACGAGGCGCGTGTCTCACAAAGACAAGGGAGGGTTTGTCCGCTCGCTTCTGGGCCGCAAGTGCCGTTTTGATTTGTGGGAACCAAACCTTTTCCTATCTGCCCGCGCATTGCCACTTGCCGAAGCGAATATCGAATACGGCGACAACATCAAACGGGCCTATACATACAAGGCGTTGAACCGCCTGATCCAGTCGAGCGCAGCGGATCAAACTAAAGCTGCCATGGCTGCGGTCTACAAGGAGAAGGAGAAGATACCTCTCGTACAAATCCACGACGAACTGGCCTTCTCCGTCACTGACGCAAAGGAGGCCGAAGAACTGTGCAAGATCATGGAATCTGCCTACAAATTAGAAGTTCCAAGCCCCAGCGATATTTCGCTCGGTCCAGACTGGGGGAACTTGACAAAACTAGACAAATCCGATACTGTCCCAGAATTAAAGGATGATTAGCTATGAACCCGGATAAATGGAAATCAGTGGTAGTTCCAATTGAGAGTTACCGCGTACTTAAAGAGATGGCAGCAAAAGAACGCCGCACGTTGTCGGGTCAGTTCACGCTGTTGCTCGAACAAGTGACGGGCAAGAACATCACCATTGGTGAGAAGCCTCAAGCACAGGGAGCGACCAAGAAATGATGACCGCAGTTTTCGCCACAGCCGTTTTCTATACGGTGGTCCTTATTTTCCACGCTATCTAATGGGTAAGCGGTCCGGGTTTGCACGGCGGGACAGGGATTTTTACCCGACCCCCGTCAAGGCGGTCGAGCCCCTCATCCCACATCTTCCCGAGCGTTTTACATATATAGAGCCTTGCAGCGGCGACGGTGCTTTAGTCCGGGCTCTGACCAGCTTTGAGGGCGTGGCGCACGGCGGAAAGTTCTGTCCTACCCTAGAGTATGCCAGTGACATCGCACCTTCGTGGAAGGTCAAGCCACTGACCACGATTGGCTGGCAAGACTACCCGCCGGATTGTTCTCATGGGTTCAAAGCGTACATCCGTGATGCGTTCGACATTGAAGATGCCGACATGAACGTGGACTTCTTCATTACCAACCCACCCTGGAGCAGGGACGTGCTCCACCCTTTGATTATGCACCTGTCCGCAATCCGCCCGACGTTCCTGCTGTTTGACGCAGACTGGATGCACACCAAGCAGGCCGCGCCGTACTTGCCGTATTGTAAGAAGATTGTGAGCGTTGGCCGCGTGAAGTGGATTCCTCACAGTCCACACTCTGGAAAGGACAACTGTGCGTGGTATTTGTTTGATGCGGATGCCGGTCAGCGTTCAATAGACTTTTACGGCAGGGAGTGTTAGCGTTGAAAGACGACTCCCTAGACAGCGGTTCGATGACTCCTTCCGCTGAAACTCTGCGGCGACGGGTTTAATGCTCGTCGCCGTTTTTTATTTTGGGAAGTTTTATGGCAACACAGACCACGATCTCTTACAAAAAACCTACTAAATCGCGGCGCAGGAACAAGCCCTACCCGCTCAATGGCCGAAAGAAACTAGGACCAAAATCATCATGGCAAGGGATGAACAAGAAGAGCCGGGGACAGGGTTAACCTGCTCAATTTGCGACAGCCCAATGAATCTACAAGAGGAAGGCGGAACCCAAGGCAACTTTGGCATCTGCCCAGTGGCGTTCTGCGTCTGGTGCTACGCCAGCATCGTTGACATGGTCCAAATGTCATGCTCCCGGTGTTACGAAGCTGAAATGGACGAAATGGATGAGCATCGCAAGGCCCCCGCCACCAATGTAATTAATTAGTTGACATCTTCAGTTTGCTCCGTTTAGGGTATGGGAATAATCCCAACCTACTAGGAGAAAGCAATGTTTATTGGATCCTGTTACGCCCTGACTGCTTCTGCGGAAGGCCAAACGATTCTGGGCTACCCGCACATAACAATCATGGAGCGCGTGCTTTCGCGCACGAAGACACGCTACAGCTGCCGTTTCAAGACGACGTCCCATTACTACACGCTTCTGTGTAAGGTCGGAGGAGAGGGCTACGACAGTGCGGAAATAGACGAAGACGAGCTTCAGAGTGAGATCGTCTCCGGCT